CCAACAAACTCATCGACGACACCGCACGCCGCCACCTCGCAGACGCCTGCACCCGCGGCCTCCAAATCATCGAAGCCGGCGGAGACCCCAGCGACGCAGAAGCATCCATTAGGGAACTCCTCAACCAAGTCAGCACAGGCAGCACCACCCTCGTCAACAACGACACCTGCCTCACACAAATCACCGACTTCACCACCAAAACCACCCCATTCACCCCCACCCCCTGGCCAGACCTCAACAACATCATCGGCGGATGGAAACCAGGCGGCCTCTACGTCATCGCCGCCAGACCAGGTTGCGGGAAAAGTCTCATGGCACTCCAAGCCGCCACCAACCTCGCAGACACCGGCCACGTCTACTTCGCATCACTGGAGATGGCAGGCCGCGAACTCTGGTCACGCATCATGGCCAACATCGCCAACGTCCCCGGCGACGCAGTAACCCGCCGCCGCCACCCCACCCCCGACGAACAAGCCCGCATGACCGCAGCCGCCCCCCACCTCAGGCAGCTCCCCATCCACTTCGACGACCGAGCCAACCTCACAATCGGAGACTTCGTAGCCACCACACGCCTCCTCCACCGCCAACACGGCCTCACCGCCGCCTTCATCGACTACATCGGCCTCATCAACGCCGCCCCCGGCGACCGTAGAGCCCGATGGGAACTCATCGGCGAATACACGCGCTCCCTCAAGAACCTCGCCAAAGACCTGCAAATCCCCGTCTTCGCTATCGCCCAGCTCGGCCGACAGGCAGAGCAGACCCCCGGCGGAGAACTCCAGCTCTCCCACCTCAGGGAGTCCGGCAACATCGAGCAGGACGCAAACGTCGTCCTCCTCCTCT